CCTGGTGTTGAAGGTGCAGCGCAAGATTGTCAGGCGCGCCGGCCGCAAGGCGATGAAGATCGTTCAGGCGGAGGCGAAGGCCCTTGCGCCGAAAGACATCGGCGCGCTGTCAAAGAGCATTGTCGTGCGCAGCGGCAAGGCGAAGCGGCGCGGGGACATCCGCATTATCGTGAGAACGGCGACGCGCGACGAACTTGCGAAAAAGATAAAGAACAAAACCAAGGCGGCGCGGCACATCAGCGACGAAGGCTATTACCCGGCGGCGCAGGAGTACGGCACCAGGAACATGCCGGCACATCCGTATCTGCGGCCGGCGCTTGATAACAAACGCGCGCAGGCGCAAAACGTGTTTGCGGCCGAAATCGCGGACGGCATTGCAAAGGCGGTGAGGTGATGAGCATCAAGGCGGCCCTGCGTTCGATTCTTACCGGCAATGAAACGCTGGCGGCGCTTGTCGCCGGGCGCATTTATCCGGCGGCGGCACCGAGCGGGGCGGCGTATCCCTACATCACGTTTCAAAAAATATCGGCAAGCAATGAACATCACCAGGGCGGGGCAACCGGCCTTGCGCAGGTGCGGATGCAGATTAACTGCTGGGCCCTGTCGAGCGTTACCGCCGAGAGCGTGGCGGACGCCGTGCGCGGCGCGTTGGACGGGTACAGCGGCACGGCAGCCACGGAGACCATCAAGGTTGCCTATTTCGATGGCGCCGTCGATGACTACGAACCGCCCGACGAGCAGAACCAGCGCGGCGTTTACAGCGAGAAGATTGATTATTTGATTTGGCACACGGAGAGCGTGCCGTCTTTTGAGTAACGTTTAAAATATGAAAGGAGTGAAACAATGGGAGATGTCAGCCATGGCATAACCATCGTATTTGGCACGAGCGCGTTTTCGGCGAGCATCACCAACATTAAGGTGCCTGAACAGTCGCGCGACAGCGTGGACACGTCGCATCAGGGCACGTCGGACGCGAAGACCTTCGACCCGACCGACCTGTACGACGCCGGGGAGTTTTCCTTTGACATGCAGTTTGACGAAACCGAATCGCCGCCCATTACCGGCGCGAATGAAACCGTCACGGTGACCTGGCCGAGTGGCACCACGTGGAGCTTTACCGGCCACATGACCAAGTACGGCGGCGAAGCGCAGCACTTGAACCTGATGACCGCAAACGCCACGGTTAAAATCAGCGGCGCAATTTCCATCGGCAGCGCCAGCGGCGGCAGCGGTTCGTAATGACACCTAACAAGGAGGCGTTATGAAAAAGGCTTTGACGCGGGATGCAATCCTTGCGGCAGAGGATTTGAAACGCAAGGATGTTCCCGTCCCGGAGTGGGGCGGCGTGGTGTACATCCGCAGTTTAAACGGCGTCGAGCGCGATGATTTTGAAAGCGAGTGGCGCACGCAGCGCGAGAAGGCCGGCGAAGGCATTCGCGGCTTGAAGGCGTTTATCCTGTCGATTTGCGCCTGCGATGAAAACGGCAATCAATTGTTCACGAAGGCGGACGTTGACGCCCTCAACGAAAAGAGCGGCGCGGCGATTGACCGGCTCTGGCAGGTTGCCGAGAGGCTGAACCACTTCCTGCCGGGGGACATTAAGGCGCTGGCAAAAAACTCCGAGAGCGCCCCGAACGACGTTTCTGGTTCCAATTAGCATTGGCACTGGGATGCACCGTTCGAGAGGCGCAGGAGAAAATCAGCGCGGCGGAGTTTGCCGAGTGGATGGCGTTCTTTACGATTGAGCCGTTCGGGGAGCGGGCGGCCGACATGCGAAACGGCCTGCTTGCCTGCACGCTGGCAAACATCCACTGCGCCGACAGGAGCAGGACATTTACGATTCAGGATTTTATGATTTCAGGCGAACGCAAACAGCGGACGCCGGAAGAAATGGAAGCGGCGATGATGCGCTGGGCAAAGCGGCACAATAATCAGTTGAAAGGCAAAGCGTAATGGCGGTTATATCATGGCTGGCGGTAGGGCTTGACGCCAAGACGCAGAAGTTCGACCGGAAGCTGCGCGGCGTGCGAAAAGACCTGCACGGTTTTTCGCGCGGGATTCAAGGCGCGCTTGGGGCCGCCGGCATCGGCATGGGCTTTCAGCAGATTTTTTCCGGCGTGCAGGAGAGCCTCCGGGCGGCGCGTGAAGAGACGATGGCGTTCGAGTCGGAAATGACCGAACTGCTTGCCCTCGGCGATAACAGCAAGAACATCGACCAGGTAAAAGGTAGCGTCATCAGCATGTCAAATGCCTTCGGGATGTCGCGCAAGACAATTGCCGACGCCATGTTTGCCCTGCAGAGCGGGGCGTCTTCATTGAGCGATACGATGCAGCACGACCTGCTGCGCGAATCGATTGAGTTGACGCGCGCGATGGGCGGCGATTTGGCAACAAACTTGCAAGCGCTGACCAAGACGATGCTGATTTACGGCGAGGCCGCCGGCAGCGCGAATGACGCGCAGAATAAATTATTTAAAATCGCCGAACTCGGCGCCTTGACGATGGGTGACCTTGCGACGTATTTCCCCGATTTGATTTCCAGCGCGCAGGCATTCGGCTACAGCCTTGATGACGTCGGGGCGGCGCTGATTGTCGCCACGCAAAAGGGCGGCAGAACCGAGAAGACCTTTACCGGCCTGCGCAATGTTTTCATGCGGATGTCAAAGGCGCAAAAGGAAGGCATTAAGCTGACCGGTAACATGACAACCGATTTCGACCGGCTGTCGCGCGTGGAGCCGGAACTGCTGCAGAAGATTTTCGGCGACGAGGCAATCAGCGTCATCGCGAATCTGTCAAAAGGCACCGTCGAGGTGGCGGATAATCTTGAGCGGTTAAGCACCGTAAGCGGCGACCTCGCGGGAAGTAAGCTGCTGGACAGGTTCAAAGACATGAGTTTCGTTTTTTCCGAACTGTCAAAGAACGCTGCCCAAGTAGAAAAAAACATGCCGCTGTCGAAGGATTATACAGACAAGTGGGGCGAACATAACCTGAAGGAACAGGCTTACAAATTAAACGCGCGGGAATCGCTGCCGCAGTCGATGCAGTTTCTGGCGGGGCCGGCAAGCAAGCTTTTGCCATTCCGCAAGAAACGGCATCTCGAACGCGGGCAGGAACTGATGACCGAAGGTATGCCCGCCGAAGAGCAGGCTCTTTCTCAGATGCTGTTCAGGCGGGGGCCCGAGGCAACCGAAAAATTGCGCAAAGCAATTCAAAAACTGAAAGAAGAGGGCAAGGATTTGCCCGACGATTTCAACTACGCCGGAATGGTATTCGACAAGGTGAGCGGCGAAGAGGCCGCGGCCGCGACAAAACTGGCCGACATCATGGGAGGCCTGAACGGGAAGTTCAAGGAGTTGCCCGCCGCATTCAACGACGCCGGCGAGGTATTCGACGCGGTGATGGACAGCGGGGCTGCGGGCACGGCGAAGATGGCCGCTGGTATTGCGCTTCTCAACGAACAGGGCAAGGCAAGCGGCAATGAAAAAATACTGTCAATGGCCGCCGATTTGCAGAAGCGGCTGGACGCCACCGGCGCGAAGCCGCAAGACGCCGCCGGTATCCCAGACGTCGGCGGTATCCCAGACGTCGGCGGTATCAGCGACGTAGCGCAAAAGAAAATCGATTCGCTTACCGAGAGGCTCAAATTTCAGGCTGACACGCTTGGCATGACCTCGGCGCAAATCGACATCTACCGGATGAAAACGCTCGGCGCGGCCGATGCCGACATCGCGCAGGCGAATGCAATGAGCGAAAAAATCAAGGCGTATGATGCAGAGCAGAAAGCGCTTGGGGACGTGGCGGCGTTCCGCGAATCGTTAAAAAGCCCCGCTGAAAAATATCAGGATGAAATGGATAGGCTTGGCGGCTGGCTTGACAAGGGGTTGATTTCGCCTGACCAGTACGGGCAGGGCGCGGAGAAGCTCAAGGAAAATGTCGAGGACACCGTGCCGCTGGGGCAGGACATGCACGCCGGGGCGCTTGAACGCGGCAGCGTCGGGGCTTACAGCGCATCGCTGCCGGCAATGGAAACGCTGCGGGAGAGCATGAAAAAAAACGAGAAGCACAATCAGCAGACGGCGAAAAATACGCGAGAGATGATTGACACTATGGAGGGCATTGCAGAGCAGATGCCGCAGGTTTTTACGGGATAGGAAACAATGGCAGTTGTTGACGTAAACGAAAAGACAATCGGCGAACGCTGCAAGCTGACAACGAAGCAGAGTTTTTACACCCGCGTTTTTGTTGTCAGGCTTGACGACCCGGCGGATGGGCCGGTTGTGGCTGTATCGGCGGTGGGGGTGCCGTCAGTCGGCGACGCCCATCCCGACAAGGCGACGGCGAAGGCCATCAGCGTCGAGCCGCAGCCGACGGAGAGCCGGCTGCAATATCTGGTGCGCGTGGAATATCAAACATCGACGGGATATTCCTATCCGGCGAATCCGCTTGACGAAGACCCGCAGATAAGCTGGGGCGCCGCATCGCTTACCGAGGTTGCCTCGAAGGACATTTACGGCAACCCGATACTCAACAGCGCCAAGGACTGGTTTGACCCGCCCATCGAAAAAGAGCGCTCTCTGCCACAGGTAACGATTGTGCAAAACGAGGCGACTTACGACCCCGCCGCGGCGAACGCATATTACAGCACGGTCAATAACGCATCAGTTACGATTGACGGCTACACGGCGGCGAAGCGGACGGCGATGCTGACGGAAATGAGTGCGTCGGCGGCGTCGCGCAACGGCGTCGATTATTACGTGGTAACGTACCAGATACAATTCAAGCCGGAAACCTACGACCGGCCCATCCTTGACCAGGGATTATTTTTCATCGATACGGCGGACGAATCCGACTCCGGCGGTGAGTATGCCGGCGGCGGCAGCGGAAGCGGTTCTGCAGGTACGCCGACAACGGGCAAGAAAAAACGCATTCAGGTCAACGGGCAGCAGGCAGATACGCCGCAGCGGCTGGATGGTTCGGGCGGGATTCTTAATCCGCATTCTCCGCCATCAGATTCTGTGTATCTTACGTATCGCGTTTATTCTCAAACAGATTTTTCCGTACTGGGGCTGCCGACATGACGCAAAGCGTAACATTAAGCCCGGAACTTGCAAAGCGGATGCTGCGTGTGGTGCATCATGTTGAGCGCACCGGATTATCAACAAGCAATCCGCAGCGCGGCAAGGGCATTACGCGGGCAAATGATGATGTCGGGATGTACAACATCGACACCGCCAGCGTGCCGGAGGGCGCCATTGTCTGGCTCTATCAATATCGCGCGGGTGATGTTTCCTACGCCGTCAAGCGCCCGGAATACGGCGGCATTACGCGCTTCGGCGCGGCGGCCGCATCGTTAGCACCTTCGACGAGCGGCAGGGCGTGGACATCCGGCGTCCACAAGGTGCTCTGCAATGACTACGCATCAATTGCGATGCAGAGCCGGGTATCACCGCAGCCTGATTCATGGTACGCCGAGGCGAATGAAATCGGCCCGATTCTCGTTGTCGGAACCGTGCCGGCAAGCGAACAGCCGGGCGGCATCGAGGCGGGCGCGGGGCTGGTGCTTGGACTGCTTGACCATTGGAGGCCATAGAAAAATATGCCAAACGCATGGGTTGACGAAAGCGGCGCGTTTCATTTTGTCGGTGTAATAAAACTCGGCAGCGGTTTGACGCTGTCCGATTCGGGCGACGGTGTTTTCGCCTTGAATCTTGCAGCAGCCGCTTCAGGCAGCGCGTCAAGCGGGGCCAGCGGTTCGGGTTCGAGCGGAAGCGGCAGTTCAGGGAGCGGCAGTTCAGGGAGCGCCAGCGGTTCCGGCGGTTCGAGCGGAAGCACATCAGGCG